ATCAAGTTCTTCATCCGTCATATCCGCAGGTTGGTTGTAATAGTCCTTGAAACTGTCACAGATACGCTTGAAGACCTTGCTTAACTTTCTATCTTCAGCATATTTTAAGACTAACTGATTAGCATGACCACCTTGGTCATCATTGTGATAAGTTGCGTCAATCACTGGTTGCTCATAAGTACCAGTCATGTAACCTAAGATAGCATGACAAGCTACTTGTGCAGTGTCAAAGTCTCTAAAAGTATAACGGAATGTAAATGTTTTAGGTGTATCTGAAAATGTTCTCATAGTGTTATTTCTCCTTTGTGATTGCTATAATTTCTGATAAATTGATGGTGCCAGAAGGAGTCTTTACCCAGGTAGGTCGTCGGCCAGATAGGAGAATCTCAACCAATTCATCATAAAGGGTGCGGTCTCCTTGTACGGTGATGGTGTTACCACCTCGTGTGTGTAGTTTTAGTTTCATACTAGTTACCTGTACAAGACCAATAAAGAAGTTGTAGTACTCATATCCTCATAATTGCCATAAGTTGCTTCTGAAAATTTGATATCTATTACAGATACTGATAGAGTAAAGAGATTGACCCGATATTCAAAATCATCTAGTGATTCATTGTGTTTTTGATAAAATAGTTTGATTTTCATTTTTTAGCTCCTTTTTTTCAATTTGTTACCTTCTATAGTGATTTTGTTACCTTCTAGGTAACATAGCTCCGCCTTACTGCCACAAGGGTCTAGCCGCTTTGTTACCATGTTGACCTTCTTTCTAACTCCTTACCCTTATATATATAAATACTGCTTTTTTTCCTATATAGAGAGTTAAAAAGAAGGTAACAAGAAGGTCAACAAATTTTGTAAAATCCTAGTAACTGCAAGGGTTTAGATCATCAAAAGAAGGTCAACATTATTCTTTTTTTGTTATAGCGTGATTTACTCTCCCCAGTTTCGGTCTCTCAAACTCCAAAGGGTCTAACTTGTCAAGATCTTCAACCTTTACACGCGCTTTTTTGAGTTGGTACTTATTTTGTGTTAGCTGTTGTAAGTGCCTGATTGTCTCCTTACCAGCACCGTAAACATTTGGCTTAGGTATTCCCATATCTTCAGCATAATGCTTCAAGGATCTTGTAGCGATAAAAACGGGGACTACGTCCAGCTCGTGCCAACCTCTTTCCATGTACTCATGTTTTACCCAAGATAACAAGTAATCATTATCTTCCTGGTATTCCTCTAACAGGCCTTTGACTGCCTGCGGTTCGATAAAATGAGTAAACGACTCCTGGTTGATAGCTTTATAAAGGGCATACTCTAGCACCTTTTTTTTGCCTAAAAAATCATTTTTGATCCAGGGCTTTTCTTTCTCACCGTTAAAGTCAGCATTAAATGGGACAATCATAATACGCCTATACCAGCCCTTTGTCTTATTTCCACCGTTGGGAATATAGTTTCCTGAAAAGATATTAAAGAGTTTGAAGGTCGCTTCAAAAGCTGGGCGCCCCTTTGGATTGACTAGCACGGTGTCCCCGCTGGTAATACTCATTAGGTCAGACGGATTTTTTAAGTATTCATTAGGTGCCTCGTCTCCAATATTGCAAACTTTACCTACTAGCGTTTCCAGGTTATGCTTTTCAGCAAACTGGACGGGCTTCAATGCCGATACGTTACTTTCTCCTATCAGATTGATAAGGAACCGCTGAAACGTCCCTTTTCCGTTGTTACCGTCCCCGTAAAAGATAGCAAACTTATTCCGTGTATGGTTTGGATTGATAGCCTCCAGGATAATCTGCCAAAACAAGGTTACTAGTTCACTATCATTGCAAGCGATTGAGTTTAACCAATCGTCAAATGTCTTCCCTTCCCTATCGGTTGGGACCCGCTTAGGCGCGTGGTAAGCTGTACTGATTTTACTTGTAATCACATATTTAGGACTGAAAGGAAGTAGCTCCTTAGTCCTTAAGTCAATAATGCCATTCTGTACAGGGATAAAGTAGGCGCTCTCCAGCGGTTTCTTTATCCTTGTCAATGTCCTAACCATTAGCTTAATCTGGGGCCATTCCCTAGGCTTAATCCTCACGTCAAAAGTCTTACAAAATCGGTTAAATAGGTCATTACTAGCCGTATATATGCCCTCATCTAAATCATAGATATAGAGTAGGCTATAATCAGGTACGTTGCTTTTACTGATAAAAGTAAAGGTGATAATTTCGCTTAGCATTTTGGCAACTGTGAAAACCTGGGGTATGGCCACCTTTTCGGTAACGTCCCCTGTACTTTCATTTATTTTGGTTTCCGTGTGTTCTTCCCGCCATTGTTCACCAGCTTGAAAGATACGGTTTTCTAGCTCTCTCATGGTCTTGGGCGGTTGCTCATTCTCACGCGCCTCTAAGATTTCACTTTCCAGGCTTTTCAATTCTTCCTTTTCTATGATTCTATCCTCTCTTTCTAAATTCTGCTCTTGCTATACTTTCAAAAGTCCTATCTAGCTCCCTCTCTGGTAGGGGGTTAGCTGTCACACTGTTAGCGATCTTTGTTAATTCGTAAGCTGTTTCTATATCACAATCCACCCATTTATTAAATAGCAAGCCAACAAACTTAGTTAAGGCCACGTTGCGCCCGCCTTCGTCTCCAAAACCATTAAACAAGGTATCTATTACCCTCATAGTGATAGACCGCTGACTTCTAGAGCGTGGCGTGTAAGTAGTAACAACTTGTTGGTTTGGCGTGCTACCATTTTTAGGAACAGGATAATCAAGACCACGGTTCGCATAGTGCTGATAATCTTCTGGGACGCCTGTTGTGATGGGTAAGCCTTGTAATTGCGACCAGGTAAGACTAGCTAAATCAAAAGGTAGTCCAATCTTATCAGCTATGTCCTTAACTACCTGCTTATAAATTTCCTCGTTCATCACGTCACTAGGCTTCACAACAAGACGATAACGGGGCTTCTTGGGTGTGTGTTTAATCGTTGGATAAATAATATAACTGTACTCCCAAAGTGTCTCAGAAACGATTTTAGGTAGGTTTACGCCTATTTCTATTTCATCATAGTCAAGAAAAATCAAATCACGGTAAACCAAACTAGCATTATTACGCTTATAGCTACCGTTTTTCTCTGCTGTGACTTTGCCACTCAGGCAGTAGGGAGCTTGTGTTCGCTTGTATTCTTCAATATCGATGCCTTCAGGAGGTTTCAAAGGTTTAAAATGAGCAATATAGTCAAATGGTTCTAACTGTCCTTTGTAGGGGTAGAGATAAGAACTAAAACCTCTTGTTTCATAAATAGCCATTTACGTATCCACCCCCAAAAAAATAAGAATATCACTGACTTTATAGTAATGCTTCCTCGTATCTTCTAGTGGTGGTTGGTATCGTCTTAGACCGTTATCTTCCCAACGCTTTAATGTCTTGGCCTTTATGCCTAGTTCATCTTTAATTTGCTGGGCTGTTATCAACCCTAATAGTCTGGGCTGGGTTTGCTCACGTACTTCCAGGTAATTTCCTACCAGCTCCAGTACCCCCTGAGTTAAATCCTGTTCACTCTCTTTACTTAAACTAAACATTCATATCAGCCTCCTTCAGTAACTTCTTATAACTCTCTAGGTCCGCATTCATTAATACAGACAAACGTTCTTGTTCTTTTTGTACTTGGTTATAAAAGGCTTTGGCACCCTCTAGTAATTCTTCCTTATTAGCTGGGATGAAGTAGCCACGATTAAAGCCATGTCTTATAGCGACAATAGGGACGTTATAGCGCGTGATTAAGCTACTGATGATACTTTGGATTGAACGTTCTTCAAGTTTCAGTATTAAGCTAATCTCTGCCCCTGTGATAGGATTGTCTGCTCCAACCTTGATCAGATTAAGGACACGTCTATAATTCTCTGGTAGTGTCATTTCGTGTCCTCCTTATCATTTGGAAACAGGATTTGGTTATCAATAACACCAAGCACTTGATTTTTAAGACTATCTTTTAACTCGTTCAATGCTTGTATAACTATATTTAGCCCTTTTTTATATTCCATCTCTATTGGTATTGATTCCAAAAATTTAACAACGGCATCAGCTTTGTTATAGTCACGTTGTGTAGTATTGATAAATATTTTTTTCGTGAATAACGGAAAATCGTCCCACTCTGCTTCAATATCTTCATCTAGCATTTTGATATTTTTGTCTAAAACCCTATCACTCAACCAGTTTGTAGGATGTTTTTCGCTATCTTCTAGCAATTTTTTAAAATATTCTTCCGTTGTCATGCAGTTCCCTCCCTAATTGTAATAATGGTTCTGTGATTGAATATAAGCCCCGTAGTTT